ATTTGCTACGTTTACGGGAGGGATGATGCTTGAGAGGTTCGCCATGTTACTTGCCTTCTAGCTGAGCCACACGGGCGCGCAACGACTGGATTTCCTTGACCAGCATCGGGACCAACTTCGAATAGTCCACGGCCAGTGTGTCCTCCTCGGTCGGGCCGTGGGCCACAGCCTCGGGGAACACAAGGTCGAGTTCCTGCGCGATCATTCCGTAGCGCTGGTGCTCGCCGTTGATCTTCCAGTCGAACTGGCGGACCCGCATGCCGTCGATGATCGCCCCGGCGTCCGCCGCGTCGGCGATGTTCTCCTTAAGCCGAGCGTCCGAGGAGGTGTTGTAACTGGTCGAGGAGCCGCTGGTGCCGATGTAACCGACACGGGTGCCGCTGCCCTGCCCGTTAAAGAACGACACCGCCGTCGTGCCAGCGGTCGTATTGGTGTTGATCGCGAGTGCGTTGGTGATCTGGAACGGGGCGTAGGAAACCGTGTCGATGGTAGCCGTATCACCCCAACGGAACTGACCGTCGCCGCTGATAAGACCACGGAACGTGTCGTTGGTGGCAAGGCAGAGGTCAGTGTTATTCTGCGTCCCCACGACGAACCGGTTGCGGAAAAAGGTCTGGGCGACTGCCGAGCCGCCGGTCCCGATGTACCCTACGGAAGACCCGGAAGCCCCTTGCAGCCACCGCGACACGTTATACGCGCTGGTCGAAGTGCTGGTGTTGTCGAAACGGGTGACGTAAACTGCGTCGCCCGCGTTAGCGGCATCAATCTGGAACGCAGCGCCGTCTATCGCAGCGGTGGTCCCCAAAAGCAATTTTCCGACGCTAGTGATCTGCATGCGCTGGGTTGTGGTCGTCCCAGTCGTGAAGATCATGTTGTTCGCGTCGTTATAGATCTGGCTGTCGCCACCAGCCGTCGTCGTGCCGGTCGCGGAACTGATACGAATGTCTCCGCCGCCGGTGACGCGCATGTCGCCCGCGATAGTCAGTTTGTAGGCCGGAGCCGGATCGCCGATCCCGACGTTCGTACCATCGTCGTACACTACAGAAGCGGTGACCGGCGACGTGCCGTTGCCCTTGAGCAGGTAACCAGAGGTCAGAGACGACGCGCCGGTGCCCCCTCCGGCGACTGAGATAAGCCCCGCGCCCGCACCGCCGACCTGCGCGTACACATCCCACGTCGTGCCGCTGTAGACGAATTGCACGCTGACACCGGAGATGTCGCAGGTAAGGTCGCTGGCCAAGTCGTTGATGGTCGAGCCGTTGCGGCCAACCGTCAGGTTGTTCGTCGCCCACGAATTGGCGCTGTCAACGATGATGACCTGATCGCCGACCGCCGGGGTGGCCGGAAGCGTGACCGTGAAAGACCCGCCGCTGGTGTTGGTCTGCACGCCGTCGTTGGGGGACGCGGTGAAGTTCGAGGTCTTGACCGTGGTGTACGTGATGCCGCCCGCAGCCGGGGGTGAGGACACCCACGCGCTGCCGTTGCTGGTCAGGACGTTGCCGCTGGTGCCGGGACTGGTCAGCCCGGTGCCGCCGTTCGACGCGGCGAGGGTGCCCCCGAGCGTGATCGTGCCGCTGGTCGTCACCGGGCCGCCGGACGTGGTCAGGCCAGTCGTGCCGCCGGACACGTCAACCGACGTGACGGTGCCGAGCGGGTTGCTCGACCACTGGAAGGCCGAACCGCTCCACTCAAGGAACGTGTTGGCGACGCTCGGTGCGGTGATGAAGCCGGTGGTGCCGGATCCGGTCTGGTAGGCGATACGGTTCGCAGCGCCACCGGCGAGGTTGGTCGCCGTGCCGACCGAGATCGTGCTGGGCGAGACGTGCTGCCAGTAGCCGCCGCTGCTGCTGTATTGCAGCAGGTCGTTGTTGGCCGCAGCCGCCGTCTCAACGTCGTTGAGCTGGCCGAGCGAGAAGCGAGCGATCGGGCGGATGAAAAGCGAGCCGTTGCTGGCCGCGTTGATAACCGCAGCCACTTCGACCTTGGCCGCTGGGGCTGTCGGCACCGTCTTGGTCAGGCCGCCCGCCACCGACGGGTCGTAATAGAGGATCTGGCCATCAACCCACGCCTCGGCCCCGCCGGTCGTGTTGATGCCGCGCACCAGACCGAATTGGGTAACGTAGCCCCAGCCATTGAGAGCGATGTCCTCGGTTGCGACGCCCATGATGTAGGACGCCGTGTCCTTGGTCAGGCCGGTCGCCGGTGCGCCGGTAAGCGCGCCCGACGCACCCACCGTACCCGTGAACATAACCACCTGCCCCTCGGTAATCGCCGAGGAGGCCTTGACACGGAAGTACATCTCCTCGCCGATCTGGAGCGTGGCGTTGCTGCCAGCCATACCCAGATTAAGGGTCTGGATGCCGTCCGCGTTGTCCCACCACATGCGGCCCGTAGCGCGGGCCGGAGCGGCGGTGGTGTCGAAGTCGATGTAATCGGGCGTGGCGATACCACCGGTGATGCCCGACAGCGACGTGATGTCGCTGTTCGCGCCCGATGCAGCCGCGCCGAGGTTGGTGCGCGCACCCGCAGCCGTGGTAGCACCCGTACCGCCGTTGGCCACGACGAGCGTGCCGCCCATGGTGATCGTGCCCGAAGTCGTGATCGGGCCGCCGGTGAAGGTCAGGCCGGTCGTGCTGCCGGACACGTCAACGCTGGTGACTGTGCCGGTGCTGCCGCCCGTAGCCGCGATCGTGAACGAGGGGTACGATCCGGTGATCGAAATACCGCTGCCCGCAGTCAGGCTGACCACCTGATCCGGCGCGGTGTTGGTGATCGTGAAGGCCGGGTAGGTGCCGCTGACAGAAATCCCAGTGCCGGAGGTGAACGAGACCACCTGATCCGGCGCGGAGTTGACCAGCGAGCCACCAGAGAGCGACAGGCCGGTGCCGACGGTGATTTCTTCCACCGCACCGCTGCTCGCCGTTGTGCGGCCCAGCAGGCGGCTGGTGGCCATGGTCAGGCCGCTGCCAGTAATCGCGCCCGGGGCGACGTAGTCGGTGCCAGCTACGGCAGCCGAGAGGGCCGTGCCGTTGCCCTTTACAACGCCGGTCACGGTCGTGCTGACCGTGATCTCCGCCGTGGTGTTGGCGTTGGCGACGGTGCCCGCGAAGCCGTTGGCCGTCACTACCGATACGCTGGTCACCGTGCCGGTGCCCGCGATCGTCTGCCAGTACGGCTCGCCCGCGCCGTCGGAGGTCAGAACCTGCCCGGGGAGGCCCGGGTCGGCCAGCGCAAACTTCGTTCCCGTGGAGTACACGACGGCACCGGCAACGGGAGACAGCGCGTCGCCAGTGCCGCCGCGTCCCAAGGGGAGCGCGCCTTGGGTCTGGTCAGTGTCGGAGAGGTCCACCGCCGGGTGGACGTGGTCTCCGCGTGCAGCAGCAGTCGAGACGCCAGCCGTAGCCGAGCCGAGAGCTTGAGGAGTTGCGGAAGAGAAATCGACAGTCAGGGTCAGGTTGCTGGCCAGCGAGCCGCCGCCGAGCAAACCCGCGCCGGTCGTGATGGTGCGGCTGGTCGGGACGTAGCCGCTGATGCTGAGCGGGGTGGTGCTGGCCGCCGTGATCCGGCCCTTGGCGTCCACGGTCAGGACCGGCACGTCGGTGCCGCTGCCATAGCTGCCCGCGATTACACCGCTGTCGGCAAGCTGGGCGGTGCCCACACCGCCGTTGGCGATCGAGATGACGCGGTCCTGCGACAGGTCGCCGCCGCCTGTCAGGCCGGTCCCTGCGGCGATAACCCGGGTGGAGGGCACCGCGCCGACCGACGCCAGATTGGCGAACTGGACCTTGTAGCTGCGGCCTTCCAGCGAATACGCGAAGTAGCCCAGCGTGCTGCTGCCCTGATACTCGGGGAGCTGCGTGATGGTCGAGGGGATCAGGTTGGTTGGGACGTTACTCACAGTTCGTCGTCCTCGTAGAAGGTCAGGAAGTCGTCGCCGTCCTCGGTGATCAGGAAGTAGTTCCCGTCGTCCGTGATAAAGCCACTGGGGTTGGTCGCGATCGGCGCATCAGTGCGCATGAAGGGCAGCGTGATATTTTCGGTCTGGCGCGGCGGCAGCCGGTACGGATCGAAATCGTCGAGGTCTTTGTCGCAGACGCGCAGGCCCGGATAGTTCGGGTCCGGGTGCAGCTTGTCGAGCGGCATCTTGATCGAGCAGCGGCTGCAGATGCCGATGCCAAGCGTCGAGTTGCCGCGCGTGTTCAGGTACAGCGGCATTAGCTCAGCGCCTCGTCCGGTCGCGGGTAGCGCAGGGCGATCTGCTCGCCTTCACGGGCGGGCAGGCGGTAGGGGTCGAACTCGTCGAGATCCTCGCGGCAAACCTTGAGCGCCGGGCTGTTGCGGTCGCTCCACAGCTCTTCGAGCGGGAACTTGCGCTTGCACCGGTCGCAGGTGCCGATGGCCAGCCACTGCTTACCGCGAGTGTCGAGGAAGCCTTCAACCGGCACGGGCCTACCTCGTATACATCGCGATGTTGGGCAGGATCATCATCGGGCTGTTGTCGCGCTCTTCCTGCTGGGCGAAGTAGAGGGCTTCCTTGGCCTTGGCGTCGAGCATCGGGACGAGGCCCGCATCGACTTCGATGTACTCCATCGCCAGCTTGGCGGCGAGCATGGCCACGATCGCGTCGTACCAGCGCTGCGGCACTTCGATTTCTTCGGTCATGGACCCCACGTCCATGATGTAGCGCTGCCGCCACAGGACGATCTGGTAGGTCTCAGCCTGAGCGTTCGGAACCGGCCACAGGTGCATGATAGGGTACTTCACCTGCCGATCGAACCAGTACTGCAGCGGGCGGTTCGACTGGAAGGTCTTGTTGGGCAGGTTCGTGTAGTCGTCGCGGCTCAGGCGAGCCAGCGGGATCTCGTTCGGCATGTTGCCCAGATAAATCTGGCTGAAGCCGAGGGTGCCGGTGGTTGCCCGAACGCGGAAATACTGCTCCGCGACGCTGCTGTCGAGATCGAACCAAGTCCACTCCCCTGCCACTGCCGTCGGCGTCTCAGTCTGGATCACGGTCCACGTCGCGCCGTCAACGCTGCGTTCCAATGCCAGCGGCACCGAGGCCGCCGACCAGAGGACGCCAACGGTCGTGACTGCGGTTGGGCTGGCGAAGGCCACCTCGCGATAGGTTGAGGTGTCGTAATTCGTGCCAGTGACCTGCTGGAGGGTGCGCAGGTTGCTGTTCAGGATGTCCACCGTGCCGATGTCCATCGTGATGTCGCCGTGCCCGTCGTACAGCGGGTAGATCTGCTTCTCGATGCACCAGAGCTGGATGCCCCGGTTCGAGAGGTCAGAGAGCAGCAGGTAAAGCTGGTCGTTGGCGATGTCCACGTGCTCGGAAGTGAGAGACTGGGCGGGCAGCTTGCAGCGCCGCGCAGCGTTCTCGATCACCCGCCGGGTGTTAAACGTGGTCTGAGATACCGTGCCGGAATAGGCCATGGGGTTCCGCTCGCTTGGTTAAACGCAGCAGCATGCCATGGCGGGCAAGCATTTCTGTCCTCGGCACTATACCGCAGGCCGAAGCCTGCGGCAAGTGAACGCTGCTTTTACTTCTTCTTGCCCGGCATGGCGGCGAGGCCGCCCTTCTTGTAGCCGGTCAGATCCCGAACCGCGTCGCGGGCTGCGCCGAGAGCGGGGCCGACCAGCGGGAGGTTGCGGAAGGAGCCTTTGCCCTTGGCGGCCTGAGCACGCGCCATATCCTGCGCCGACACCGGGCGCTGCAAGCGGGCGGACAGGGCCGACTGCTCGGCGACCGAGTTGCGCTCCTTGGCGGGCTTGCGCTGCACGGCCAGCTTGGCGAGTTCGGCGTCGGAGTTCATCTCACGGGCTGGGCGCTTTTCGCGCATCAGCTTGGCTTCCTCGCGGGCTTCAAGCGCCTGCATGCGGTTGCCGCGCGCGACGGCACCGGCGGCACCTTCAGGGGCGTTCAGGCGCTCGTTGCTGATCGGGCGGCCCTTGGCGTCGGTAGGACGGGCGGAAGTGCTCTCGGCCATCGAGCCGCCGAACTTCTTCTTGACCGGAACCTTCGCACCGGCCTTGCGCGCTTCGCTCAGGGCGATGGCGACGGCCTGCTTCGGGTTGGTGACTTCCGGACCCTTCTTCGAACCGCTGTGCAGCTCACCGCGCTTGAACTCGCCCATGACCTTGTTGATCTTGGCCGCGCCCTTGACCTTGCCGCCCTTGGCGTAGCCCTCGCAGGAGCCGCCCTTCATGTAGTGGGTCTTCGAGCTGTTCTTGAAGCCGTCCATGTCACTTACCCTTTTTTCGCGCTACGGCGAGATTGTCTACGAGGTTCGGATAGGGCCGACCGGCGGCCTTGGCGCGCCGCTTCGCAGCGGCCTTTTTCTTGACCGAGAGGCTCTTGGGCTTGCCCAGATCCTCGGGACGGTCCTTGTCCCAGATTGGCTTGGTCACGTGGCCCCCTTCGGCTCTGCAGTCCCACTTGCGGAGCGAGAGGGCTTTACGCGTGGGGCGGCCCTTCTCGTCCTTCATCGGCCCCGGCATGCCGGACATCCGCGCGCAGAAGCTCTTGCGGCGGGCGGCGGCCTTGGGCGACTTCTTCGCCTGCTTCGCGCTGACCGGCGGCTTGATGTCGTGGCCCTGTGCGCGAAGGGAAGCCCGGCCCTTGGCGTTCAGGCCGCCCTCCGGGTTCTTCCCCTCCTTACGGGTCCACGCGCCGCTCATGTCAGGCGTACAGCTTAACCATCTCAAGGATGATGGTGTAGGTGTCGCCAGCCGTCGCGCCGATCGTGCTGAACAGCACGTCGCCGTTCTTGCCGGTGCCTGCGTCGTTCGGGATCTGGAACTTGTCGAAGTCGAAAGTGTAGACGCCCGGTGCGGCGATGAACGCCGGAACATCGGTGCTGGCGTCCCACAGGATCGACACGGACATGCCGTTGACCGAGACGTGGATGCGCTCCAGCGTAACGCCGCTGCAGGTCTTGCCGAGGGCGTTGGTGGCCAGAGCCGAAACGTCAACCTTGAGCACGGCGGTCTCGCCGGTGCCGTCAGAGACGTTGGTGAACTTCATGATGGCCTTGCGCTCGCCATCGAAAATCGTCTGCGAAGTGACTGCGTCAGCCATCGTTAACTCCTCAGTGAGAGGGGTGAGCCGAAGCCCACCCCGCCCCTATTAGTTCTGGACGTACAGAACAGTGACGCGGACCGAACCAGCCGTGGGCTGGCCGACCGAAGTCACCGTGACAACGACCGAAGTGTTGTTGTCGATGTCGTCCATGGCAGCAAGCTGAGCGGCGCTGAAGCCGTTCGACTTACGACCAGTGGTCTTGACGTTGATGCTGCTCAGGTACTGGGTGCCGCCGGAGGCGGTACCAGCCGAAAGCGTCGCTGACGAGGAGCTGTCGTAACCGGTCAGAACGTCAACAACGAAGTCAACGATCTGAGCGTTTGCGGGCAGCGTGAAGGTCAGATCCTGAACGAGGTCAGCGTCGAAACCAACAAGGCCGGTCTGCGACAGAACAACGGTACCAGTGTCGGTGCCGGTGTTGTCGAGGCCGGTGCCCGTCTGAAACGGGCCAGTCATGTAGGTGCCCATGGCGTTCTCCTATAGAGGAGAGGCTGGGGGCCGAAGCCCCCAGACCTCATTAGATGCCAGCGGTGCCGTACACGCCGCGCGGGTCGGTCCAGCCGAACGCGTAACGCTCGGTGGCCTTGTAGCGCATGCTGTCGGTTTCGAAGTCACCTTCCATCGACTTTTCAAGCCCGCGACGCATCGCCAGCTTCAGACCTTCCGGAGCGTCGGTCTCAACCCACCATGCGGTGGTCGAGGTGATACGCGACAGGTTGGCCTGACCGCCGTCGAGGAGACCCATGCTCTTCACCGGGTTCACGTCGTTGTTGGCGGTGCCAGCGCGCAGGGCCGACTTCAGCAGAACTTCCGCTTGGAAGACGTTCGAAGGACCGGAGACGATCTTCTTCGGCGTCAGGCGGATGCGCTTGCCGTTGTTGTCCACTGCGTTGCGGATCTGGATCAGCAACTGTTCCAGCGAGGTCTGCGACAGGTTAGCCGCAGTCGAAAGCTGGTTCGAGAAGGTGCCAGTGGCAATCGGGTGAGCCGTGTTGACCAGCGAAACGCCGTCGCCCCCGGCATAGGCCGAGTTGAACGCGCGGTTCAGGATGTTCGCGCCAAGGGTTTCCTTGGTCTCGATCAGCGACTGAGCGAGGTGGCGAGCATAGGTCTGGCCGATACGGATGTGATCGCCGTCTTCGACCAGAACCTTCGTCAGAGCGAAGGCCAGACCGTAGACGCGGTACACGTAGCGCTGAATGAACAGCACGCCGCCCGACTGGTAGGTGACCGGCATACCGTCCGGAAGTTCCGGAGCGGCACCGAAGCCGAACAGGACAGGCTCTTCGTGGTAGTTCCGGGGAATGCCCTTGAACTCCTTGAAGACCTGCGACCATTCGTCTGCGCGCTGGTCATAGATGCCGTTGAACTCTTCGTTCAGGATCGGCTCGACGATGGAGCGGAAATCAGTACTCCGCATTGGGGTAGCCATTGTTCAAGCCCTCCTTAGTAAGCGGCGCGGTCAGCGACGTTCTGGTGTTCAGAGATCTGAACCTGAACGATCGTGTAGGCATCACCAAACGCATTGTCCGGCCCCGGAGCGAGGTCGATGATGCGCAGCGAAGCGTTGCCCGAGTTGGTCAGCGTGGCGGTGTCCAGCATCAGGGCCGACAGACCGGTGACGGTCGAACCAGCGGTGATGGTGGTGAAGTCCGCCTGCGAACCGATGTCGGTCACGGCGATCGAGCCATTGGCTTGGATCTCGTAAACGATGGTCGGGTCGAGCGTCACGTAGGCAACGATGTCAGTGCCAGCCTGCGAAGCAGTCCACTTGTTCGACACGCGGCGGCGACCGTCGCTGTCGGTGAACTCGACGCCCTGAAAGGTACCGATGAAGCGGTCGCCGATGGCGGCTGCCTGCACGTTACCGTCAGTGCCGATCTTGACCGGCTGGTTCTGGAGGATGTTCGAGCTGTAGCCCGTCGCAATCGAATAGGCAGTAGGCCGCAGCACACCGCTAGGCGAATACGCAGGACGAAGGCCGAACGGCTGAGAAGTAGTGCTCATGTTCAGTCACCTCAAAAAAGGTTTACGGGACCGCGTTAGGAGAAGATCCCCTGACGCGGGTGGTAGTCACCACGCATCTCCTGCATACCATCGTCTTCGATGATAGCTGCACCGGCCCGTGCCGCCTGTTCGCGCATCATATCCGCGACTTCGGCGAGCTTATCCTCTTCGCGCAGCGGTGCTGCGTGGTGGGCTTCCTGCATGAACTTCTGATAGAGGCTCATGGGGAGCTTAAACGCAAGCATCTCGTTAACGCCGATGAAGCCGGACCATTCGCCCGTCCTCACGGAGGCATATTCCATCCCGGGGACTTCTTCCGGCTTAACAGCTTCATATCCGAGCTGCATGCGCCGATGAATAGGGTCGCGCGGGTTGGTCGTAGTGAGCCAGCACACATGATAGCCCGGGATTTCCGGAAGATCAGGGAGTGCGTCGTTAAAAAGCTGGTTGCGGAACATCTCCAGTCGGTCGTCTTCGGAGAGGTCGCGGTTCTCAGTAACCTGACGGTCACTCCCACCACGGGTCTCCCTGCGTCCAACAACGTCGAAGTCAGCAGGCTTCTTAAGGCGGTTATCTTCAGTACCTTGGGTCATGTTGGCATACTCCTTTTAGCTTGCCGAACTCTTGTCATAGGCCTGATACGCCTTGAGCATCTGGTTCCGGCGAACCGGATCATCCCAAATGCCTGCTTCGATCATAGCCTGTTTGCGCTCAGGTGTCACGTAGATTTCGCGCTTGGTGCTCTGGGGAGCATGTTCGCGCGTCTGGCCGGTCGGCGGGGCCTTCCGGCGGGGGCGCTCAGAACCCTTCTGGGCAGGCGCTTCGGTCTCGCCGAAGGCGTCCGCCACGCGGGCCGTCAGCTCCTCCCAATAGTCGCGCGATGCCGGGTTGTAGCCCTCGCGGGCCAGCTCGGCGTCGATCGCCTTGGTCAGGGCGCTGTCGCGGTCACGGCCCTGCGGGTCGTACCACGGATTGGCCTGCATCCACTCCTTGGCGTAGTTGACCACGTTCGGGTCAACCTGCGGGGTGCGGGGCTGGGTGGCCTGCTGCCGGGCGTACTCAAGCTGCTGGGCCTGAGCGATGGCCTGATCGCGGATGCGCATGGCGGCCACGACATCCTCGCCGTTACCGGCCTCGGTGGCCTTGGCGATGACGTGCTCGGCCTGCTGGATCTCGGCGCGGGTGGCCGCGATCTTCTGTTCGAGGGTCTGGACCGCGCTCTGGTGGGCGGTGCCCTCGATAGCGGCCAGCCGCTGCATCATCTCTTGGTTCTGACGCTGCAGCATCTCGATGCGGAGGCGATCGGCTTCCTTGGCCTTGCGCGCCAGCTCACGGCGCTTCTTGCGCTGCTCGCGGTTGCGCTTGGTGTTCTCGGCGATCTCCTCGTCGCTGTCGTCCTCGGAGGTGGCAAGACGCTCGTCCTCGCCATCATCCTCGTCCTGATCGTCAGCGTCGTCCTGCGCCTCCGGCTCCTTGTCGTCCTCGGGCGGGGTATCGACGGGGATCAGCTCGTCGTCGTCATTTTCGGTGATCGTATTGTCAGTCATAACCGGCTTCCTTCTGTAGCCTTATCGATCAGATGAACGCCTTGATGGCCAGCGGGTCGCCGGTCACCTTGCCGATCAGATCGAGGTCGTTGAAAATGACGAGCAGCACTTCGTGCTCGCCGTCGAGGGACTTGGTCGTCCAACGATCACCACCGTACTTGGGCACGCGGACGAAGTCGCCCGGCGAGCACCAGCTCCCCTCGGGCCACGGCTCCATCGTGGTACGGTTCTTGAAGGCCAGCTCGCCGACGCAGATCACCTTCGCGATCTGGGTGTTCCACGCGTCGGTCTCGCGGGTCTCAGTGGTCAGGATGATCCCGCCCTTGGTCTGGGTCTTCGGCGTGCGGATCTGGACGATCACACGCGACCCGAAGGGCATGATGCCGGGATCACAGGGCGGAAACGCCTCGTCGGCGTTGTCGTACCCAAACTCAACTTTGTTCGCTAGTTCCAGCATATGCGCTCCTTTTTGCTGGGTTACAGATGGAAATCTCGCTTCTCCCTTTCAGCCACCATGTCGATCAGCGTTCGCTTGGCGTGCTCTAGACCGGCGTACATGCCGACGGCCCTGCCGTAGTCGAACGCGTCCCGCCCGGATGGCTGCGCCAGCGCTTCGGTAGCAAGCCGTGCTTGCTCTGTCTCCAAGCGCTGGAGCAGGGTCTCCAGCTTCACGCCGGGGTCTTTTTACCACCGCTGACTTCGAACTTGGGGTGCTGCCCCATCTTCATCAGCTTGTGCATGTTGGTGTTCTCGGCAGTCATGCTGCCCTTGGTCGGGCCGCTGCTCGGGGTAGCGGTGACGGCTTTGTTGTTGGCCATGGTCTTATCCTCACATGTTGGGATTGGGGTTGATGCCGGTGCCAGTACTGACCGCGACGCGTTCGCCCGACGCGATCTCGGCGGCGGCCAGTTCCATGGCCGTGCGGTTGTCGTCGGTGTTCATTGCAATGCGTGCCTGCAGCTCGGCTGCGGTGCGCGCGTCCTCGGCCTGCTGGCGGAGCTGCTCGACCTGCAGATCCTTCTGCATCTCGGCGGCCCGGAGCTGCATGTCCTGCTGCTCCTGCTGCTGGCTGATCTGCAGCTTCTGCATGTCGAGCTGCATCCGCTGCTGGTTGGTCTGGGCCTGCATCTGCAGCTTCTGCCCTTCGAGCGCCAGACGCGGATCCTGCATCGGGGTCTGCGGCTGGAACTGCTGGAGGAGCTGCTGGGCCTGCTGGATGACCTGCGGCACGCCGTTCAGCACCTGACCGCTCTGCTGCAGGGCCACGTCGGCGGCGGTGGCCAGCATCCGGTCCAGCGCCTGCTTCGCGTCCGTGTCGCGCTTGTCCATCTCGCGCATGACCTCGCCCAAGTCCTCGCCGCCCATGCCGTCCGTCGAGATGTCGAAGACGGTGGCCGCGTACCACAGGGCGACGTGCTCCTTGATGTGGTTCAGGATGGCCGGGATGAAGACCGGCGCGAAGATCGGGTTCGATCCGAACATCGGGTTCAGCAGGTAGGCGATGTGCGTCTTCAGGTGCGCCAAGTGGTCCTGCTCGGGGAAGGCAGTTACCGGGCGTCCGAGGCTGGCAGCGACGTTCTCGTTGACGGCGTTCTGCTCGGTCGGCTCCATGGCCGGGTTGAGCAGCTCCTTCGCCTCGGGGATCTTGAGCGTCTCAAGGATGCGCTCCTCGACCTTGCGCTGGTTGTACAGCATCGGCATGGCCGCCGCGCGCTGGGCGACGGCTTGGATCTGCGCGTAGCGCTGGGTCTCGGAGAAGATGTTCGGGTCAGAGACGGGCACCACGTCGAGCACGCCGTCGAAGTCGTCCCGCTTGGCCAGCTCTTCGCCAGCCTGCTGCTCCAGCCGCTCGTCGTCGAGGTACAGGCCGTTCAGCCGCTCAAGGATGCGCAGCATGCGCGCCATGGCGTCGTGCAGGCGCTCGTGGATGGCCGAGTAGACCACCGCGCCCTGCTCCAGCTTGGCAAGCGTGGTGCCGACCGGCGCGTTCGGGTTGCCGTCGGCGATGTCCTCAAGGGAGGTGCGCACGACGCCCTTGCCCGCATCGACGAGGAAGCCGAGGAGCTGGAACAGGACCGCGTTTGGCGGGTTGTACGGCAGGGGCATGGCCAGCTTGCGCACGTCATCGACGTTGAGGCCGCCCTCGATCTCTTCGACCTGACCCGGCTGGATGTTCAGGCTCTGGCCGCCAGCCGTGCCGCCCTTGAGCTTGAGCATGGTCTGGCTGTTGCTGATGTGCGCCGCGTCGAGCAGGGCACGCAGCGCGCCGGTGGCCGCGCCGCTCAGGCCGCCGATCATGTGCGGCAGGCCGATCGGGTAGGCACCGCGCCACGGGATGAAGGGGAACTCGACGAACCACTGCAGTTCCTCGCGGGTGTCGTCGCCCTCTTCCCAGTTGCGGTAGATCGCCAGCACCTTGCTGGTGACCTTGTCGATCGTGATGATGTACGGCAGCGGCTCTTCGTCCACGCCGTCGATGGCGATGGTGGCGTAGACCTCGAAGACGGTGCGAAGGCCGTCCTCGTTGTAGCTCGACTGGTCGCGCCCCTCGATCTTGTTGTTCGCCTGCGCGGCCACGGACTGCTCAGGCTCAAGGCCCGGGGGCGTCAGGTCCACGTCGCGGTACATGCCCGCCTTGACGCGCTGCTCGTAGTCGAGCTGGGTCAGGTACTGGACGTGCGTCTTGCGCTGGGCGCTGTAGAAGTTGGTCGCCGCGTAGGGCAGGTACATCTCGTCGATGGCGACGAACAGGAAGTTCGGGCGGTTGCGCCGCTCGTCCCAGCCCAGCTTCATGTACTGCGCGCCGCCGAGCGGCACCTGCGTCATGAGCTGCTCCAGCTCCGAGCGGACCTCCTGACACTGGACGGTCATCTGCCAGTTGAGCAGGGCCGCCTTGCGCTTGGCCTTCTCGACCTTCTTCTGCGTCGGGTCGCCCGTGATGTTGTCACGCGCCGGGCCGCCCGCCGGGAAGATCTCCTTCATGGCGCGGGCCGCGAAGTCCACGCAGGCCTCGGTCAGCATCGGGTGCACGACCTTCGACGCGCCGGTGAACTGCGCGCCGCCCGGGGCGTCGTCGCCCAGACCAGTACGGCGGATGCCCTCCTCGTACTGCTCGTCGCGCTTCTTGCGCGCGTCCTTGTCCTTCGAGATCAGGTCGAGGAGCGTCGTGGCCAGCGCGGCCATCTCGTACTCGGGCAGTTCCTCGGCGAGGTTGTCGTAGAAGGCGTTCTCGCTCGGGGCCGGGCCTTCCTCGTCCAGCGTCACGATCGCGCCGCCGTCCTCGGTGTCCTCAACGTCGTCCTCGGCCTCACCGGGAAGCTCGACGTATTCGCCCTCGATCTGCTCGTCTTCGTCCATTCCGGCGTCCTTCAGGCTGCGTATGGGTTCTGGTAGGGCTTAGGCGGAGGCCGGTCGCCGTGCGCAGGTTGCCGTTCCTTTACCAGCTTGAGCATGCCCTTGTCCAGCATGAGCCGGATTGCCTGCGTCGTCTGGTCCACGTGGTCGTCGTGCTTGATGCTGCCCTCACCCCCGAAGGAGCAGAGCTGCGTGATCACGGGGTCGCACCACGTGCGCGGTTTGCCCGGGTACTTGTCGCTCTCCGGCACCCAGACGCGGCGCTGGCTGAAGATCGGCGAGACGACGTGCAGGCGGGTCAGCTTGTCGGCCCGGCCCGGGTTGTAGGCGTAGGCCTGAATGCCCGAGCGCTCCAGCATCTGGCGCAGGCTGATGCCGCTGCCCTTGTCCTCGATCAGCAGGATGTCCGGCTTGCGGCCCGAGGTCAGCGGCTTCGAGCTGCCGAACATGGGCTTGATCAGCGCCTGATCCTCGTCGTCCCCGTAGGCGGTGTTCAGCTCGCGCTTCACCCGCTTCATCAGGTCCGGCAGGCCGAGGTGGTCCTCCCAGCAGTCGAGCAGCATGACGTGCGTCATGCCCTTGTAGCTGAACACGCCCCACACGCCGCACGCCGTCGGGTCCGGGTCGCCCTTCTTGTCGAGCGTCTTCTCGGTGTAGGCCGTGTCGAGCGACATGACGATCCAGTCGAACTTGGGCAGGGGCGTCTTGGCGGGCCACAGGCGGAAGTCCGAGCGCTTGACGATGCCGCTCTCTTCGGGGTCGATCAGCTCGCCGTACAGCTCCTGCCGCCCGATCTTCGTGCCCTCGTACGCCTCAAGCTGCTTGAAGAAGCTGTCCGGCAGGTTGGCCTTGTTGTCGAAGGTCGATCCCCGGATGATGATGCGCTCGGGCTGCGGCGTGGTCAGGCGGCGCACGATCGACACGGGCTTGGGCGTCGTGGTCCAGAGCGCGCGGGGCTTGGGGCCGAGGCGCAGGCCGAACATCATCATGTCCCACGTGTCCTCGGCGTCCTTGCCCCACGCGGCCAGCTCGTCGCACCACAC